GTCCTTTATCGCGCCCCCGCCCCCGTTGCCATAGCCGGTTCCAGCGTTTCCGGCGCTGTTATATAGGCTATTGCGCCCGCTACCGCCCGCGCCGCCCAAAAACCCTGCTCCCGGATTAAGCAAGCCAACTTGCGCCTTGGGAAGAGAACCGCCGCCACTTCCAGAATAAGCATATGGGCAAGAATTTACCCCGCCACTACCGGGACCACCTGTGTAGTTAAAATTGCCTCCAGAACCGGAGCCTGCTGCGCCGCCTAGACCGTTGTAGTTACCGGAGGTGCCAGTAGTGCCTGCTGCACCGCCCGTCGCAGAACAGTACGCGCCAAAAGAAGATGTGCCACCGGCTGTTGCAGCCGCACTGGTTCCCACGGTGACGGTAATATTATCGCCGGGAGTTAGGCCGCTAATGTACTCAATCGCGGTTCCACCGCCTCCACCACCACCAGCCCCATAAGCAGCGTTTACAGCACCTGTATTTCCGCCACCACCGCCCGCGCCAACAACCGTCACCTTGACTCGCGTGACGCCTGTAGGAACAGTAAACGTACCGCTGGAAGTAAATAACTCTGCCGTTAAACCGGGCAGGCCCGAAGACCCCGCCGCAGAAGTCCACGTAGTGCCGTTAGAAGTCAGCACGTTTCCGCTGGTCCCCGGCGCAACAACTTGAACAGCCGAGGTGCCGTTACCAAGAATGACGTTGTTGGCAGTAAGGCTTGTCGCGCCAGTGCCCCCGTTGGCAACCGGCAACGTGCCCGTTACTTGCGTAGTCAAGCTGACGTTTGAAAGCGTTCCGCCTAACGTTAAGTTGCCTGAAGTAGTGACTGTGCCCGATAGACTAATCCCGTTAACAGTGCCCGTACCACCCACTGAAGTAACAGTGCCGGTGTTGCTTGTGTACCCGTTTGGGTTGCTTGCCGGATAAGCGCCAAGACTAGTCAGTGCAGCGCCGGGGGTTGTGGCTCCTGTACCTCCGTTGGCGACAGCTACGGTGCCCGTGACGTTTGTGGCGTTACCGCTCAAGGTGGCGGTTATCGTCCCCGCGCTAAAGTTGCCTGAAGCATCTCGTGCCACAACCTTGGAGGCTGTGTTTGCGTCCGTGGCGTCAACCGCCGCAGTCACGTTTGCTGAACCGTTGTAACTCGTCCCCGTCAGGTAAGAGCCAAGGGTCAAGGTATTGAGGTTAGACCCCAGCGGAATACCCGAGATTGTTCCCGCGCTCCATGTAAACGCGGAACCGTTCCAGTTCAGAACCTGATTAGATGCGGACGGCGCAGTGGCAAAGGTTGTTGCTCCCGCACCTGACTGATACGCAATCTGGTTTGCTGCACCACCCGCAAGGTTTGTGGCCGTCGTAGCGCTTGTAGCTGACCCGCTCAACGTCGCCGTGATTGTTCCTGCGCTGAAGTTGCCTGAAGCATCTCGGGCCACAACCTTGGAGGCCGTGTTCGCATCCGTAGCGTCAACACTAAACGTGCGGGCAACCGATCCGTCGTAAGTGCCCGTGCTGGTGAGGTATGTACCCGCCGTCAGAGCGTTGGCGACAGAGCCAGCCTGCCCCGTGATGTTGCCAGATACTGCTGCGCCCGAGATGGCAATGGTAGTGTCCGTGACCGCAGTAACTTGCCCCTGCGCATTTAGGGTTATAACCGGCACTGAAGACGCAGAGCCATATGCAGCGGCGGAAACGCCGGTATCTGAAATGCTGAACGTCGTGTTTGTAAGCGTCAGGCCGGTACCAGCAGAATAAATCTGCGCACTGGAAACCTGCACAAACGTGATTGCCGTCGTGCCAAACGTAATGACACCCGCCGTATTGCAAACATACGTCTCGCCTTTTCCGGTGTTGCCAGAAGTGACAAAAAACGCGTCGCCGTTACCGAGCGAGTTGACATCCTTAAGGCCGTACGAATCCGCATCAGCCGTACGGGTCAACACCCATGCAGTCGAACCATCACCAACTGTAGTGACTTCGTAAATCCCGTTCTCAAACTGATTGGTCTGGTTGTAAATCAGGATGCGGTCACCTATAACCGCTGTCACACCGTCGGGGGTAAACGCCACCAAAGTACCCGCATTGGTCAACGTTGCGCCGACTCCGCCCGTACCGTTGTTATAGTTGGCGTTCAGATTGCCCGTGGTGTCCGGTACTTCGTACTTGACCGGTGCGTGGTACGTGATGCCGGACGATACCAGCGTGTCCACGTACGTTTTGTTGGCAATATCGTTGCCCGAAGTGGGGGTTGTGGTGACCGTACCCGCCGTGATGTTGGCCGTCGTGATGTTGGCCGTGGTGATGTTGGCTGTACCAAAGTCGTTCTGAACCGTTTCCGTACCGGTTGTGTTTTGGTACACCGAACGCGAAGAAGGATATGTGACAAACACATCCTTGGAGCCCGCAGAAAACGGAACCAAACTCCCCGCGTTAGAAGAGGAGAGCACGGTAGACCGCGACAGCGTCGTGCCCGATGCCGTATACGTACCAACACCTACTTCCCAGTCACCTGTGGCCGCATCAACAATCGCGTAGTAAGTGTCGTTACCGTCGCCCACGGCTGCAAAAGACTGAAACCCGGCGGCAGCCCCAGCAAGCGTAACCGTACCCGTACCAGTCGTGGTGGTTGTTTCTTTAACGCGATCTTTAAGTACCAAAGCCATTTTTATCCCTTACGACGGTAGGTTAGTCCACCCGGGGGACTGCGTGTCATTAACAGCCTGCCAACTTGGGTTTTGGCTGCTGTCGATCACAACCCAGACAAGCGCACCACCGATATTGACATAGAGTTGAACGCCATCGGGGCGAACGTTCGCGGTCTTGACGACACCCAGAATACTCAGGGCGCTAACAACCTCCGCGACTGATGCGTTCACGCTAATCTGGGACACTTGTGTTGCTGTGCCCGTAACACTTTCCGCAACAGCCACAGAAATTAGCAGCCCTCGGTTTGAGGAATCTGCCCCGGTAACTGTCTCTGCCTGCGCCGCCAAGAGGGTGCCCACAGCATTCTGTGCCGCAGTGCCTGCAACACTTTCCCCCTGCACCGCCAAGAAGGTGCCAATCACCAATTGAGCCGCTGTGGCCCCGGCCTGCTCCAAAGCGTTGGCTACCATGACGGCCGTCACCGCCTGCATATCTGCTGCGTCGGCTATCTCTGCCTGCGTTGCCACCATTGTGGCAACAACGGACTGGGTTTCTTGGCTTGTGGCGGCTTCATCCATGTTGCCCCCACGCACTACGTCTTGGTCCGCAAAAACAGACGCGGCGGCAACAGCCGCGTCAACGGAGACAGAAAACGTATTCCCGCCTAAAGAGGCGAAAGGTGCTTGAGCAAAAGTGACATCGCCAAACACCGCACTTCCCAGTTATGCGGCATCAAGGGAGAACGTATACGTGACGTTCAACGTATCCCCGTTATCCACAGTTTTGTCGCCGCCAGTAAAGCTGCCCACCGAGAACAGCACGCCAGAGGTGCCACTGGAGACAGAAGCAAGCAAGGCTCCCGCAACAGACGTTCCGTTCACCAGCATGGCAAAGGAAGATGGGCTGCCCGAATTGCTAATGACAGAAGGGTCAGCGGTAGTTGCGGTCCCAAACGTCACAGCCTTGCGGTTGCCGGTGTAGTCCGTGGTCGGAGCCAACTCAGTCCAGCCCGCATGCGTTGCCAGCGTATCGCCCGCTGCGTACGTATTACCAGAACCGGGGCCTTCGACCAGCCCCAAATACCAAGCAGCGCTGTAACCAACGCCCTTGAAGTACTCGGAGTTCATGTTTTGCAGGCCCTCGTTGACCACGAGGTTGTGGAACGTGTCGCTCCACTTTTCAGTGCCGTCCGCGCCCACGCAGGTGACGGTAAAAACACCGCCCGCCGCAACATGATCCGTGCCGCTGCGTTGGGTAATCATGCCTGCGGTAACGCTATCGGCGGCTTTGCTGTGTTCCATGTGAACTCCTGATTAAGAGATGCGCACGATGGCACTGTTGGCATCGGGTGCGGGGAAGATGATCTGAAAAGTGTCGTTGTTAACCGTTTTGTCGGCACCGAAATCCAACACCGCAACGGACTTGTTGCCCTGTGAAGAATTATAAATTAGCGCCCCACGCGCCGTAAACGTCGCATTGAGCCAGCTTGTGTTGCTGAACGAAATGTACGCCGTCGGCACCAGAGAAGAGTTGTTGCCAGAAGTCGGGTTGACTGAGATAGTCAACGTGTTGCCGCCCGCAACGTAGCCACTACCGACAACCTCACCAGCGGTCGTATACACCAAAGTTCCGGGCCCGACGTTGGCCGCTGCGGTGTACAAAGCACACTTAAAAGTGTTGGGCGATGTGGGGCCAAAGTTGTGAATTGCTTGAAGCAGTTCAACCTTGAAGGACGTTGTTGCGGTTTGTTGGATCGCCATGTCTTACCTTTTTAAGCCACACCACTGTTTTGTGCCAGAGGCGGCATGCGGTACTGCCCACTGCGATACGCATCGCTGCGCTCCAGACCATCGCCCAGACGTTTAGCCAGCGCCAGCGCTTCTTTGTACTTGCCTTCATACAGCGCCATCATGTCCGCTTCACCCTTCATGAAGGTATAAGCCTCCACCAGAGAGCCGTACAGCAACACGGTATCGAAGTTGTCGCCCAGCCAAGTTGTGTTGGCTGTAACAATCGACTCAGGGTAGTAAAAATAGTGAAGCTCAGCGGAGTACGTTGCGTCGGGCGTCGGACCGAGAATGAAAGTCAGTTCATTAGGGTCATTGGTCTGCGAACCAAACAACGCGTAATACTTGGGCAGTCCCACATTTGCAGGATTTGGGTACGCCTGCCGAATGAAGTTCACATCCTTGTTCAGCAGGTACTCGTAGTTGCCGCTGCCGTCAATCACCGCCAAGGAGTACGTCGCCAAGAAGTCATTGGGGCACCCCAAGTACTTGTTGTTTTGTGTGACGGAACCCGTCATGTTTTTGCGCAGCGACGGGAACTGCACCGAGTTGTAGATGCGCTGCTCAGCCTGTTGCACGAACACCGGAATGTTCGCGGCAAAGTCCGCCTCAAAGTTTTGAGTGTAGTCCTGAATTGCAGCGGACAACTGGGTGTAGTTCATTTAAGCCTCAAGCCATCGGGCCACGAGCCATCACGCCTTTGGTCGCCGCGCCAGTACCACGGATTTTGATGCCGCTGGTCTTGGTGGGCTTGTACTCGTTGCTGCGCTCGTTGGCGACAGACACGTTGGCCTTGAGGGCTTCCTTGACCGGCGTGACACCCGCTTCTTGCATCGGGGTGTATTTGGGGTTGCGGTAAGTAGCCATATCAGCCTCCCTTGCGACCGGGGCTGCGCTGGTTCATGACCTTCGCCATGTTGCGCCCGTACTTGAGCATGTCAGCATTGGTCTTGCCGCCCGCCCGCATCTTGGTCATGGGCTTGCCCGGGTGCATGGCTTTCTCGTGCTTGTGCACGGCAGATGCAGCCGTCTTTTTGTCCTGCGCCATATCCTTCTTATCCATGTTCGACTCCTTATGTCGTGGCTACCGATACTGTACCAATTTGTACGCTTAAAACCAAGTTATTTGGTGTGAGTGCGGTGTCAAACGCTGACGCCCCACCAACAGGATTCCAGCCCCACTGAATGACCCTGCTGCCGCCCTCCAGCGTCCCTTGAGCCAGTGGGTCAGTGCTGGTCGAATCAATTACCTGTAGGCCAGAAAGACCAGAGACCAAATAACTTCTATCCGGGCGCGGGTTGCGCAACCCCTGCGGATCATCCACCGGGTACATGCCCAGTTGAAGCTGTGGGTGATCGGGGTCCCAGCATTCGGGGCAGACCAACAAGTCATAGTTCTTGGTCTTGATGATTTCACGCTTAAGAACTTTAAGCTTAAACCGTTGCCCGCAGCGATCACACTCCGCAATCGCGTTTTTGCCGGACGCGAACCTATTGCCCATCAGGTCCCCCCGATGTACTGCTGTCGGGGCACGAAGCGAATCGCGGCTTTCTCGCGGTCTTCATCCGCAGCCAACTGCCATGCTTCGTCGTATTGAGCCTTCAGGATTGGAAGCCGCTCCATACCCCCGGGGACCTTGCCCGCGATGTAGTAGGACAACCCAGCCGCCATACAAGGCACGAACCGGAACGGCACGTCCATGACGTTCACACCGCCACCAGCGTCTTGAGTACGGCGCAGTCTCCAATACACAAACTGATAACTCTGCGCCCCATCCGGAGTAGGCCACACGGTGACCGCCGGAAGTTGTTCCCAGTACACAGCAGCGCCGTTGTTGTGCGCCGCAGCCACAGTGTTGGCCTGCCCACGGAAGCAGTTATACAGAGTGTTTCCTGAGATGTATCCGTAGTTGATGATCTCAGAGTCAATCTTGATGAAACCAGAAGCGGGAAGGCCCACCACGGAGTTCAGGGGAATCTCGGTGACTAAAGAGTTGATCCCGCCAATCTGATCAATGGTCAGGCCCGTGGGGCTTTGCTGGCCGTTGTAGCGCTGCACCCAAACCTGAATTGGGCGGGCTTGCTGAATCTTGTTGGGGATCGTGGCATACGTAGAAACACTGATCCGCGTGATAGTCAGGTCAGCTTGTGTGGAAGCTACGTTGCCCCCCGTACGGATCACATGCTCCAACAGATCAACAGTATCAACCGGCAGCGCGTAAGTGTTCTGTCCCTGCACAAGGTTGATCGTGCCTTGCTCAATGGTCCACAGGTTGATGCCCCTGTTGGCCCAGTCAGCGAACATAATGTTCAGGGACCTACGCGCCGTACGCAGGTCGTAACCGGTACGCATCTCCGAACCGGCACGCTCAAAGGCTTCCTCGACCAGTTCAGTCAGGTCAAGGTTAAATGCGGTTGATCCGGATGTGTTGGCCATTATCGATACCTTGCGGTTTTAGCTGCCACCTTGGGCGGCTGCTTCACGAACTGCTTTCCGGCTTTTTTCCCAGCGCGTTTCGCACGCGTTGTCGCAGCGTACTCAGAGGGCGTCAGGGACTTGATGGCAGCCTCAGGCAAATAGCGCTCCCCCGTCTTTGAGGACGGCTTGCCGGACTTGGTCCGCCACTTAGCGTCCCCCCAAGATTTCAAACTCTGTTGTTCTTTTCGTAACGCCATGTTATAATCCAGTAACAGGAGAACGAAATGGAAGAAGTTTGGATTGAAATTCCAGAAACCGCAGGGCGCTATTCCGTAAGTAACCACGGAAACGTACGATCCAACTGGTCCGATGTTCCGCAAAGGAACCTAACGCATCGTATCCGTATTGAGCGATCACAACAACTAAAACCATCCACCCACACAACAGGATATCTGCGCGTTGCTCTTGGGCGCGGTGCTCACCGCTACGTACACAGGCTTGTGGCTGCGGCGTTTCATCCAAACCCTGAAGGCCTTCCGCAAGTTGATCACATAGACGGGGATCGAAAAAACAACGCTGCGTCAAACCTTCGCTGGGTTTCTGTCCGGGATAACGCAAAGTACGGCGGTGTGCGACATAACTGGGCTGCGCAAAAACTAGCTGCGGCACAACAACGTGTTCACGCAGTGCACCGAGAAGAGTTTGCGGCACTGCTTGAGCAAGGTTACAGCCTACGCGCAATTGCAAGGGCGTTTGGGACTTCTCATGCAACGGTGTCGCGAACATTGTCGCGTTCCCCTTAGTCACGATACGAACCTCCGGCGGCCTTGTACTGTTTGGCAAGAAGCTGCGCTTTTCTCGCGCTCCACTGCCCTGCCGCCGTGCCCTGCACTGCTCGGCCCTTGATGGACTCAAACAGCGACTTGCGCATACTTGGCTTGGTGTAGTTGCCCGCTGCGTTGACCTTCCCACCTTTTTTATATTCAGTGAAGTCCGTGTCATCCCGCCGGGGCTTCTTGACCCCCTTGGGCATCTTGCTGGGGGAAATGGCCCCCATGCCACGGCTGGCCATCATGGTTACACCATTTTCCCACGGGTTTTGCCGCGTTCGGCGCAGCCATCAGCGCGAGAGGAAGCGGAGCCGCCCTCAGCCATTCGTTTGACCGCCGGAGCGGAAGCGGGCTTCATGGGAGGCTTAACGGACTCATAGCCCTTCTGTTCGCGGCGATCCACCTGTTCGTACAGAGCATCAAGCTCCGGCACCTTCTCACCTGCTTCACGCCGCTTTTCCAAGTCCCGCATCCGGTCCATCGTTTTCTGGTCCATGTCAGTTCCTTAGTACATCTTGCACTTGGTTTTGCCCTTGGTGGCAATACCGTCACCACGCTTGGAAGCGGAAGAAGTAGCCCCACCAGAAGCCATCTTCTTGGCTTTGACTACGCCGCCTTTTTTCCTCAGTGTGAACTCGCCGCCTTTCTTGCGCATCTCCGGGGTCATCGAAGGCGGCTTAACCTCACGGTTACGGTACGCAGCAATCTCTTCAGCGGTTGCGCCCATCTTGCGGGTGTAGTCGCCTGCCACGTTACGGCGAGGAGCGGGAGCCCTGCGCCCCTTAGACATAGCGTCAGCACCTACACGAGCTACAGTCTGCTCAGGCATCTCTAGCCGGGGCGCGGAAACGGGCTCTTCTCTTTTGGGAGCGGCCACGCTTCGTACAGGAACTGCTTCAGGAGCCGCAGGAGCCGCAGGAGCCGCAAGGGCCTCAGGAGCCGCAGGGGCAGTAACCGCCGACTCTGCACGAACCCTTTCAACGGGAGCGCCAACACGGTCTTCCACGGGAACAGCGGAGCCATCCTGCTTGCGCGTGAGCATGTAGCCCAACGCACCAAGTGCGGCAAGCCCTGCGAGATCGCGCCCTCTTCCACGTTTAGCCATATCAGCCTCCTATCAGCACTTACCGCCGCGCTTCATGCCCAGAGGTTTAGCTGCACCCATTTTGACCATCGTGCCCTTGGTCTTGCCCTTAGAGGCAATACCGTCTTTACTCGGGGCTGCGGTCTTCACAGCGCCCATCTTGGCCGTGGTCATGCCACCGTTGGCCATTTTCTTGGCGGGGGCTTTTTTCTTGGCCATGGCCATGAAGCCGGGATTCATTTTGGAGTCTTTCATATCACCACCTTTTGCAAAAAGTTCAGACTTGCCCTGTTCAGTTTTCGGGCGATTGGCTTTCTGAATATCAGCACGGGACGAGCCCTTGCCAAACTTCAACCCCTTGTCGGCCTTTAAAAATTCTGCGCCGACGCTTTGAGACACCCCAGCCTTCTTGGCGAATTTGGGATTTTTTGCCACGGCGGCAAAAAAGTTGTGCTGCTTCTGGCTAACGCTCGGCATCATCCACCTTCTTTCGCCGAACAAGTTCAACAAAAGGTTTGCCCGTGACCATCTCAGCAATACGCATGAGGGTCCAAATTGCACCGATCAAACCAAACACTGGGGTCAGCAATTGCAAAAAAGAACCAATTGCCGCAAACACCGAAATGACATCCAGCGCGTTCTTTACTGTGTCGTTATGTTGGCCCATATCAGCAGTTCCACGCTCTTAGGCTTTTATTGATCCGGGAATTTGGGTCTTTCGCTGTCTTCGCGGAGGTGAGCTTCTTCTTCATTCCACTCATCCTCGCGCAAAAAGAGTCGCGCCTTGACCCGCCTTCTGGCTGGGGCGGCTTTAAATTCATCCCTTGGGCCTTCGCAGAGGCGCGGCCCTTGGCGTTCAGACCACCTTTGGGATTCTTGCCTTCCTTGCGGGTCCATGCGGGAGACTTAGCCATAGAAAATTGTGCAGTGAATACTTGCCGCCAAAAACACGCGAATGCCTTGGTCTGCCAAAATACCTTCTCCGGGAATCACCATCGTAAACGCCGTAGCGTTTGAGGCATCCGCCTGAAGCAACATCTTGTTGTACACAGTCACGTTACCGCTTGCTGCGCCGCTATCGGCCACAGTTACCGTAAAAACGTTGGCGTTTGTCACGGTCACTTGGTAAGGGTTGTCGGTCAAATCCCAGTCCAAGTAAACCCACTGCCCCGTAGACAAACCGTGGCCTGTTGCGGTCACAGTTGCGGTGGTTGTGGCGCGTGTGTACGTACCGGCGATCGAAGTGTTTTCAACGAAAGCCGAGTAGCCCGTAGCACCGCTGAAAGGGAATATTACAGCCCCCTTCAAACGAGTTCGGTATGGAACCATGAGGCCAGAAGTAGCCGCATGTTGCGACTTAACGTCGTATTGCATCGTCATATCAATCTCCTTTGAAACAAGGGCCGAAGCCCTTGAGATTGATTAGGCGTTGGTGGCCAGATCGCTGGTGATAGCCAGCCAAGGAGCGCTTTGGTTGCCGTTGCCCATCCACTGGATAACCTTGCCTTGGCCGATCTGAACACCAGCAACGTTTTCGTTCACGGGCTGAGTGCCGTAGCCCTTCAGGATGTGGGTGTCATCGTTAGACTGGTTGTACACCTGACCACGGATACCGTTGTAGTTGGCATCAGCAGGGTACTGACCGGGCAAGAAAGTTCCGCTAACCACTTGGGGCAACTCAAGAGTCACTACGCCCGTAGGGCCACCTTGCGAAGCGTCCAGAATGACGTACGTGCCGCCAGCCTGAATTTTGATGGGGGAGGTGTCAGCCGAGGTGATGTAGGTCACGGGCTGCATGAAACCGGCCAGAGAATTTACCGGACCGGAGAAGGTGGTCTTTGCCATGATGATTCCTCACATGCGAGTCGCGTAGTAGTCTGCATGTCGTCCGCTGGGCCGGTCTACTACGCTGGGTATCCCAGACGTGGGGTCAATATATCACTGGGATGGAGGGAACGCAAGCGCTTCTGAATCCTCTGGCAAAGAATTTGATTTCTTGAGGTTTTCCGCCTGCGTCACTACCCGTAGGTTCCACGGCGTATGCAAGCCGCAAACGGCCTCGGACCGGAGCGGGTAAATATGATCCACAACGTACTGTTCCCCGGTTGTCTGCGTCATGGTTATGGCAATCTGATAAAGCTGCCGGATTTCGGATTTCTGCTTGCGGCTCAACCACGGGGGGGTTGCTTCCCGGTGCTTCCGCCTACGGGCTTTGGTGTCAGCCCGCACTTGAACGAGATTTGCGGCTTTCCAAGCATTCCGGTATTCCCGCAAAACATGGGCAGGGCGCGTTGCTGCGGTATCTATCACCTGTTCGCGGTTCGCTTGGTACCACTCGTGCTTACGGTCTTTGACCGCTTCCTTACGGTTGTACCTCCGAAAGTACTCTACACGGGTCTCTGCGGCTTGCTGCCACTCCACCTTCAAGCACTCCACGCATGCGCCCTTGGTTTTGCGCGGGGCAATGTGGCCGTGCTTGCAGGGCTCCCCAGTGAAATAGTACTTGGCACCGGTGGCTTTGGCCTCGGCGCGGGTCTTGGGTAGGTTCGTGGTGTCCATGTCGGCTCCTGTGACTTAGTAACAGGTAATATATCACCCCCAAAAAGAACGTCAACCCCCTGTACCGCCAACCGAATGAATAACACAAGCGAAAAAGAAAAAGGGGGCCGAAGCCCCCTCTTTTTGATACGTAAGTATCAGGTAGAGCCGGAAGAGCCCCACATTCCGAGCGGATCGCTCCAGCCAAAGCTGTAGCGCTCGCGGGCCTTGTAACGGACGTTTCCGGTGTCGAAATCACCATCCATCGAATTCTGCAACGGAGTCCGCACAAAGTGCTTCATGCCGTTGGGAACGTCGGTGGTCAGGAACCATGCGTTCGGGTCAGTCAGGAAGTGGTTGACCGTGTAGCCCTCGGGGATAGCGCCCATCTGCTTGATAGCGTTGATGTCGTTATCGGCGGTGGCAACCCGCAGTTCGGTGTCAAGCAGACGCTTGGCGGTGAACATCAGGGCCGGGGGGACAATCATCTTCTTGGGCTTGGCGGCGATCAGCAGGCCACGCTCGTCGGTCCAAGCGGCGATCTGAATAACGGCGGCTTCCAGAGAAGTCTCGTTCAGGTCAACTTGGGTACCGGGAGTGTTGCTGTTGGTGCCACCAGACACCAGCGGGTGAGCCGCAGAGAACAGAGCCACACCGTCACCACCGGGGTAGGTAGCGGAGAAGCCGTTGTTCAGAACCGCAGCAGACTTAACCTGCTTGGTGTACGCCATAGCACGAGCCAGCGACCTGGTGTACCGAGCAGACAGGCTGTCGTACAGGTTGTCCTCAATCGCCTCTTCGGTGATCGAGAAACCAAGAGCGATGGTTTCGTGGTTGTAACGAGTCGTCCAAGCTTCCTGCGCATTGTCATATGCAATGGCAGCGCCTTCGTTCTTCACCGGAGCGGCGGAGAAGCCAGACAGCTTGGTTTCCTCTTCAAACGAGCGCTCAGAGGTCTCAGTTTCGTAGATCTCTTTGTGCTCTTCGCCGTAACGAGCGTACTCCATTCCGAACAAAGCGTTCAGACCGGGGAGTAGCTCTTTCAGCAGTTGTGCGCGTGAAATAGCCATTTTAAATTACTCCTTAGATCAGACGCCAGTCGGGTTGAGATACTGATGACCGCCGGTCAGACTCGCCACATTAGCGGCGTTCCACTTGACGATAACTTCAACGAAGTTACCGGACGAGTTGGCAGTATCAGGCACCACATCAATGATGCGGATCGGGAGGGTGTCGGTCGTGGTAGCCCCGGCAGCCGTGTAGATGGCAACGCGGGAATCACCAGTAGTAGCCACTCCAGAGTTTTGCACCAGAGCAGCGTTGGAACCGATTACGGTACGACCCAGATACGCAGGCAGCAGGCCAGATTCGGCGTCATTAGGCGTGTTGCCAGCGACCAGAACAACCTTGAACAGTTGATCCGGATCATCAGCAACAAACGCGTTAATGGTGGTACCGCTCTTGACTGCCAGACTGGCGGGGTAGTACTGCGAGAACGTCAGTTGGCCAGTGACGGCGCTGATGTACTGACAACCCAGAAACACGCCAACGGGAGTGGCGGTCGCGGTGCCAGTGTCTTTTTCAATCGTGCCGCCCGAGACTAGCTTGACAACGTCGCCATAGAAAATGCTGGTGCCGTAGCCGGTACCAGCGGTATTCGCGATGACGAGTTGACGAGTTGCTCCGGCAAACACCTGACCACCGATCAGATTGATCGGCTTCAAGCCATACGGCTTGTCGATGGTGGGGTAAGCCATTCAAGACTCCTAATTTAAGAACCAGAACCGAAAGTGACCTTCGTGCTGCGTTCAGAAAACTTCTGCATACGCCGGTCATTTTCACTTAGATAGCTGTTGTCCACCGAGTCTATCTGAGCTTTGTTTTGGTTCTCGTAGTGTTTCATACGTTGATCCAAGAACTCAGAAGGAATACGGCAAAGCAACAGTCCGCCCATTTCGATGCCGCCCTTGAAGCGGCCCTCAGTAGACGCATACATCATTAGCTCAGGATACTCCTCTGCCTTGCAGGGCTCATATCCTTCGCGCAGCTTAGAAGAGATATTGCTTGGATCAGCTTGGCCCAACGTTGAAAGCCGCACCCAACGGTGTTTCCACCCCGGACGATCCTCAGGAGAGGGCAAAACCTCAGGAGCACGCCACGCCTGAACGCGTGCAGTAGCTGTACGAGATTCCATCTCACGGGCCATCCGGTTTTGACGCGGGACGGGGGGCGTTTGGTTCTGCTGATCCATTATTCACCTCTATTAAGCAAAGCAACCTGTTTAGCGTACTGTTCCGGCGTTATCCCAAGTTTTCGCGCCAAGGCGACTTGAGACTGCTTCAACTTAATACGACTAGGCGACGAACTGCGGGTAGCCGGGGCTACAACCACAGCGGGTTTTGATGCACGGCGCGGAGATTCGTCATCCTCCTCTACCGGGGCCGACCTTTTTTGTGGAGGCGGGTCTTCTTCCTCATGGCTCTGAGATTCAAAGAACTCAGGAAATCGTTTTCTCATGGTGCGGTCAACAGTCTTAAAGTACTCTTCCGTACCAACATAGTCGGCACCATACTCGCGCTGCAACTTCTTGTCAATACCCATTGCAGCCATCGTCATCTCTTCGTCAACGCCAAACCAATCACCGTTGGAGTCGATCCAACGCTTGGTCCGGGGGCTGACTTTGGGGGCAGCGGGTTCCGCAGCGGTTTTAGCGGGAACAAACTCACCTCCTTCGGGGCCCTCAATGGGTTTCATCCCTTCGGCTTTGTCCAGCTTGACCGTAGCTTTGGCAATTTGTTCTTGCGCTGCAACAATTGCATCGGCATCGCCAGCTTCATACGCTTTACGGTACTTGTCCTTGGCGGACTCTAGTTCCGTCTGGGCTGCGTTCTTGGAGGTCTCAATGAACTGCTTACTGCCAGAGGACAGCTTTTCGTGTAGGCGTTTGTTCTCTTCATACACCTTACGGGCAAAGTCTTCTGCCGCCTCTTTCTCACGCATAGCCTGCTCTTTGGCGCGGCGCTCATCGTGATACCCCCGGGTGAACTTCTTAATCCGGCTTTGAACTTTCTCATCATAAGAATTTAGTTCTTCGTCGGTCGGTTCTTCCGGCGGAGGAGCGGCTTTACGTCCACGGTCTTCCGGGGGCGTATCGTCCTCAATCTCAATCTTCACTTCATTGTCATCTTCTTGGGCGTCAGCCTTGAACTTGGTCTTGCCCTTGGTTTCCTTCTCATCAGGAAACTCAAACTCTTCAGCTTCAAACTGTGGTTTTGCGGTTGCCATATTTGGTCCTTAAGCAGCGCGGGTGATACCACGCGGGTCTTCGACAATGGCCTCAACCGACTCATCATTGATGATGCGGAATTCACGGCCATGGATTTTCAGGCGGGTGCCTGAGTTGGGGCGGACGATGACAAAGTCACCTTCCTTGCAAGACGGCCCACTGGGAAAGCGCGTCTGGTCTTTGTAAGCATCGGGACCCAGCTTTATAACAAACAGTACGGGAGTCAGGACCTCCTCGTAGTGCATGGTCTTGGCGTCTTTGATGATGCCCACATCACTGTCGGCGTACTCTTCCATAGCCTCGGGGACCACACACAGAACGTGATAGGTCTTGGGATCAGGAAGTTGTTTGGCCTTTTGCTCTGCTGATTGATTTAAGACCTTGGACAGGTCAATCGCTTGCAGGTTTAGTTCAGCTAAGTCGCTCATTCACGCTCCATTTTTTGCACGAGGTCGTTGATGATGTTGTCTGCGATGCTTAGACCCCGGATCACTCCACAGACTTTTTTGTATTCATCGAATGAGTCAGCCCTACTGGCAGCCAAAAACGAAATTTGTTCTTGGCGGTACTTCTCAATTTCCTTTTGCACGAGCGCAAGCGCTCGGATTTCATCAGACATTTAAGTTCTGCTCCTCTCAGGTTGGCGCTGGGGGCGATTCTGTTGTGCCTTATCTCGGGCAATCTGCGCACCCAACTTGGCTCCCTCAAGCTCCATGTTCTTATTAAGTTTGTCCCGCTGAGACGCGGCACTGGCTGCGACCTGCATGGCGGCGATTTCTTTCTGCGCCTCAATCCGCGCCAGTTCAATCTCAAGTTGATCAGCCTTGGCGGCGGCATCCGTAGCCTGCTTCTTCGCCTTAAGCTCAAGGTCCTTCATCTTGATCTGCAACTCTTGCATCTGCATCTGGACAACCGGGTCCTGCAACTGCTGCTGAACTGCTGCCTGCTGTGCTTCCGCCTGATCGCGCTGGAGCAACTGCTGAGACGCTTGCGCCGCTTTGATGGCAATCTGATCGGCCATCTCCGGCGGGACCTCTTTGTTGGTCTCCTCACCGGGCAGCACCATCCCCATCGCCTCTTCAACTTGACGACGGTACTCCAGCGCCACGTGCTCATTGATATGCGCCATCGCATTGGCGTAAATCTGCTGCGCCATGGGGTTACCCTGAATGATCTGCTGCATCTTCGGGTTCTGGATCGCGGACATGTGCACTTGGATGTGCGCCTGATGGTTCTGCTCAATGAACGCCTTGACAGGCTTTTGAGTCAGCAGGTTCTGGTTCTCAGTGATCGGGTCGGTGGGCACCATGTCGTCCTCAATCGGCACCAACTTGGCGGCGTTCTTCACACCCAACACTTCGATCATCTGACGATGCAGCAAGGGCATGTCATACAACTGGGGAGCGCCCTGAGCAAGCTGGAAGACCGCTTGATACTGCACGATCTTCTGCGCCATCGTTGCCGCGTTGGGATCGGACACCGGGATCACATCCACCGTGTCGTAGTCAGACTTCTTGGCTTTACGGGAGCCGTCCACCGGCTCATAGTCGTACTCATCGGGTGTGTAGTCCGCGATGATGACCTTCAGGAGCTTGAACTCCTGCTTCATGGAGAAGTGCATCCGCGCTTGAACCGCACCCATCACCTTGAGTTGCCGCTCCAAGAGGGCCAAGGTCGTGCCCACCGGAGCCGTTGCGGACATGTCCGACACACTCATATCACCAGCGGAGGCGAACTGACGGCCCTCCGTCACGATCTGGTTGAACAGGGTATACAGAACCTGACTGGGCTCCTTGTACGGCAGGGGCAGGATGTTGTCGCGGATAGAGCCAGACGGCACATCTACGTCCCTGAACTCTCCCGGAGAGATGGGGGTGTCATCTCCCTTGATGCGTAGGCCCCGCGATTTGAGACCACCGGGCAGGTTAGACAGGGTGCCAGCGTCAACAAGCTGGCGAATGAGCATCGTCGCGCTCTTGGCGTAACCACCGATGAGGTGGATGAGACCGTAGCCATAGAAGCCAAAGCCGGGGATGTACTGGTAATGGACGAAGTGATTCCGTTTGGAGTGAAGCTCATCACCTTCATACCAATTGCGCCGAACAGCCAGTACTTTGCCTGTGCCTTTCTCAACCGTAACCACATACGGAAGCGCGATGCCGGTCTCCTCACCCTTCTTGTTCTTGTGCTCAAAGCCCTTGAGGTCCAGATCAACGTGCATCTCAAGCATGCGGTAACGATCATCTTGAATCGCCGACATGCCCATCTCTTCAGCTTTTTGCTTCTCGATGTCGTCCAGTTCATGAGTGGGTGCCCCAAGATCAATATCCCGGTAGAACCCAGCCTCCATCAACTTCGTAACTTCATTCTCAGTCTTGCGCATCACGTGCGTAACACGCTCAGCCCGCTCAATACTTGACGCGCCATACGGCACCACGATGTCTTCAGCCGGAATAAACACGGCGGCTTGACGCCCAATGCTCGGGTCGTAGTACACCTTCTTGAACGCGCTGCCTGCAATGGGCAAGTTCCACAGAAGCTTCTCATGCTCCGGGCGATACTCAGTCATCACCTCCGTAAGCTGGTAGTTCATGTCATCACGAACCCGCGCAGCAGACTCTTCTTTCTCAGGAGTCTCTTTGCCGATGATGTTTGTCTTGACCGGCCCCGCTGCGGGGAACGTCTCCATGATCCCTTCGGACTGGAAGCGCACCACTGACTCCGTCAGCATCGGGTGGAACACACCAC